TCTGGGTCTGATTGAAATAATCCAGATATTGGAACAATGCCTTGTTCTGTAATTACCCAAATATCATTATTAACCCTAACAAAAGCTCTATAACCTAGCGGTCTGCCGATATAGTATCTTGCGACTATGCCCCAAGTCCCAGGGTCTCCAGCGTAAGTACCGCTATAAAAGACTATCTCCCCTTCAGAGGTACACGCCCAAAAATATTCTTGGGTAGCTAAATTGGCGCTATTCGTAAAGCTACCGATACCAACCAGATAACCGCCTCTAGTGCAAACATATTGCAAATCGAAAGAAGTAAGAGCAGGAGTGCCACCTGTGCCAGTAACTTGTAATCCACCATACCAAATCTTTAGGGTATTAGCCTCTATAAAGTATAACCGCTCTTTGTGTGCAGTTACGTTAATTAGCGACGATTTAGCTACGCCGGTAAAGGTAACATCAGAGCAGGTAGTGCCATTAAATACTTGAGCGTTATCTGTACCATTACATAAGTACATTCTGTTACCGTAAACTACCGTCTGCCAATCTCCAGTCGATGGCGTAGTAGTTCCCGTAACATCAGTAATTGCACCCCCCTCTGAAACGGAATAGATTTTGCTATTAGTGCAAGCTATTAGTTGGCTAGTGCCGTTAAGTAAATTTAATGGTGCTAATAGCTTAATAGCTGGTGCAGAGCCTATCGAGGCAAACTGTGTATAGCCATTTCTAACTGTAGGAGCGCCTGCTCCTGGAAATATATTTGTCAGTTCCAAGGCGTACTGCGGCTCCATGTTATCAATGGGGCTCACTAAGTCCAGCCCCGCATATGGAGGTGGCATTGTAAAACCTTGGAACGCCATTAGTTACCTTTTGTTGTATTGCGGAACAGCGCTTAATTCCATTTGTCGCAACTGATCGTTGTATTGCTGCATGGCCTGTTCTCTACTACCGTACATCCCAGGACTTAAACGATACTGACCGCCCATGTTAGCTGATGGCTGTGGCATCTGAGGCATGCCATTCCACTGATACATTGGAGGTTCACGATACATCTTATCCATTGGCATATTTGGTTGCCCAGGACCAAAACCAGGGGTAAACCGTATTGGTGATTCCATTGACCCAGGCGGATATCTGTTTACCATATCATCAACATTATTGAAGCCTCCTTGTCCTCCTCGACCTATTAACTCTATTGCTTGCCTGGCTTCTTCGGCTGGTACTTGCAAAGCCATGCCTGGAGGTTGTTGCATAGGCGCCTGTGGTTGCCGCTCTATTGGCCTGCCCTGCCCAGAAACAAGTCCACCACTAGCGCTGCGATATACGCCAGGGGATAGCCTTTCCATGGCTACCCTGTCAGGACTTATCTTACTCTTAGCTTGCTCATTGCCTGTAGTAACTGGCTGAGTTGTAACCTTAGGGCCTCTATTTAAAGCAGATTTTCTATTTGGCATAATTACTTTGATTTAGATGGTTGTTTGTAAGCTCGTTCTAGCGCTTCTCTCATAGAAGTGCCACGCACTAATTTACCTTTATCGTCTCTATATAAACCTGCTGACTGTCTTGCAACTTCTCCCTTAGCGGCTCTAGGAACTATAGCTGGCGCAGCAGGAGCTCCTCCTCCTGTTAAGGTTTGTGCTGAACCTATTAACCTTCCGTATTCGCCCTGATTGATTCTGTTGTCCTGCAAAGCTTCGTCTAACTTTCCTTTGATTAAATCGTAAGTTATACCCTGCTGCTTGGCAAAGTGCTGCATATTGGCAAGCGCTGTGCTTGGATTATCTTTAGCATTTGAAAGCGCTCCTTTAACGTAAAGCCTGCCTAATGAGCGAGCTTTATCACCAACAAAACCATAGCCCGCAGTTAGCGCATCGCCTAACTCTTGTGTTTGATTAAAAGCTGTTGGATTTTCAGATGCTAGCTTATTCATAAACTTAGTGTTTATTTTGCTACCATCCTGACCAAAATCTGTTTTACTCCCATCAGCTAACGTACCCTGAAAGTTTTCATCAAGAATTCCTTGTTCTTGCAATATTCCTCGCACTGCATCACGCTGCATTTGCCCTTTGCCTTTTGAGCTTCCAGTAATAGAGCCAATAGCTCCAGCAGTTCCACCTACAAGCGCTCCTATTACTGCTCCAATTGCAGCCCCTTTTGGTCCTAAAAAAGCCCCAATTCCTGCGCCAGTAGCAGCTCCAGAAGTAGCGCCACCAACTACGCCTGTTCTTGTGCGTTTTGCTCCTGCTGCCATATCGCCTAATGCTTCAGCAGTTTGATACCCTTGATAAGCACCAGCAACAATATTTAATCCTGGAATAACATAAGCTCCTGTAGTTCCGGCTGCTGTGCCTGTTGCTACTGCACCAGTTGATGCTGCAAGATTTCCAGCTCCAGCAAGTCCACCAATAGCAGCACCAGCCTTATCTCCTGATTTGTACGATTGATAGGCTCCGTACATTTGAGCAAGCGAAAGACCACCTTGAACTACTTGCCCCCAATTTACATTACTCCAGAATCCAGGATCATTAAGCGATTCTGTTGGGACTTGTTGCGGTCCTCCTGGTGTTTGCACCGTAGACATTCCGCCATCGGATTTAATCACCTGTGGTGTAGCAGCTGAAGCAGTATCTGCACCAGCATTCCAAGATGTTTGAGTTGCTGGGGTAAGGTTTGTGTTTAATTGCGCTACTACTTCTTTTGGAGCTTCAGTGCCAGTTAATTTATCAATCCATTTACCCGCATTGTTAATTACATATTTACTAGCAAGAGCTCCACCTATTAACCCTCCAGCCTGAGCAAGTCCTGCTTGTTGCTTTTGTTTGGCTGCGTCTGCTGCTTGTTCTTCTGGTGATTTAGGCTTTCCAAAAATAGAGGTGGTTTGGTCGTATGCTACCTGCGGGGGGAAGCCATTGCTTGTTAGCCAAGCGTAATAAGCATCTGGCCTACTTCTTGCAAACTCTGGCGCTTGAGGATGAAAGTTTTGTGAGTTAGGTTGCATTAAATCCATCCTCCAAAAGTAACTGTACCGTTGCGCCCAAACTGAGTAGGTCGTGTAATACCTCCAGCAAACAATACTTTGCCGCCCTTGGTGCGCCCAAACTCTTCGTGTAGTTGTGTATCAAACTGTGGCCGTACCCCTTCTAGTCCGTGTATTTGAGCAAACCGCTCTAATATTCCCTGCTCTACTAGCTTCTCTTGGAATATGCTTGTATCAGTATCAGCTCTAAATTCGCTGTAAGCTCCATCGTAATAAGTCCAAGTTACACCGCCATCAGATACGCTACCTGTCGTATGAGTAGGAGGAGTAGCGCCTGTAGTCCCGCCTGCTGTAGTCTGATAATAATTACCGTTGTAAATACAGTAAGTATTAGCGGCAAAGATTGTAGACGTAGTCCATGTTTTAGGGACTACTGAGCGGTCTGCAATATACTCAAAAATAATTATTTGCCCATTAGTCCCAGCATCAGGGGTAGGGCTTATAAACAATTCCTGGTTGGTTAATCCTCTTATTTGAAACCGCTGATATACTCTAGGCAGTACGCCGTAGCCCCTAATCTCTGCAAAGTCCTGCTCTGACATTGGTCCAAGGACTCGCCATCTGGTGCTTTGATTCCAAAAGGTATCATATTGATACTGAGAAAAAGCAGCTGGCAGCGGATAAGTTGCCTGACCCGCTACCAGCGTAATCGACCCCGCAGCAAAACATTTAGGCCAGGGGTAGGCTTCAAAGATGTCTCGATTTATCCGTTGAGCTATTGCTAATAGTTGCTTGGTTGTAGTTTCTGTAGATGTCAATATATTTGACTCCACACTATAGCCAGCTTCATTAGCAACATTTCGGATCATCGAGGCTATTGTCATACTCTTTTAGGTCTCCCCCTTAGTCTAGGACGTGCTACCACCTCATCCTCGTCTAGATCGTCTTGGATCACCTCCTCTTCATCAATAGCGGTTAATTTCCGTTCTGAACGAAGATCGGTGCCTTCATTGGCTTCAATACGCTGCATTAAGAGCTCTACTCTTTCCTCAAGCTTAGCGTATTTTTCCTTGTAATTATCTAACTGAACACGGAGTTTAGCTACGTTATTCTGGTCTGAATTAGCAGCGTCTAAATACTCCTTAGCCATTTTGATAAACTTGCTTAAAGTACCTAGCTTTCTGCGAGCCTCATCTGAAGCGTTAGCCACCTGCTCTACAGTCTTAAAGCCAAGGTACTGAAACTCACGCATAGCGGAGCCAGGCATCATAGGCCATTCTGAAAGAGGTGTGCCGTCTGTTACAGGCTCTGAACCTGCCTTAAAAGCTGCATACTTCTCTGGGTAATCTTGAATATCCTGCGGCTCTATACGTCTAACCGTAGTATCTCCACCTGGTATCTGAATGCTTATTGAGGGTATCTCATCAAATATTGGACGACCCTCTTTTAGGGATTTCTCCTCATTTTCGTTATAAGCATTAAAGAATTGCACATTTAAGCCAGCGTATCTTTTCTTCTGCTGGCCCCTTGCCATTATCTCACTCCAATCTACTTGTGGCATAACTTGTCTCCGTAAATAGGCTTTATTGCCTACTTAAGTTATAACACTAGCCTTCAACGACGACCACTGTATTAATCGGGGAGCCGGAGGTCTGATAAGCTGTAATAGCTCCACTTGGTACAAATCCATTGGCAAAAATAAGCCTATTACCATTATCGTTGTTGGTAAGGTTTACGCATATATTAGTGGAAGTTGGTGCAATCCCAGTTAAAGTTTGCCCGTCTAAACCAATACCAACATGCGCTGCGGATGCGTTTTGAATAAGTAAAAACTTGCGGAATGGATTAGCAGCTAGAATAGTAGTGCTAGTCGCTGTTTGAATAGTAGGAGTAGTTGTAACTGCTTTTCCAGCATAACACGGCATAAATCACCTATAAAAATAGGGGGGATTGCTCCCCCCTTATTAAGCTATAATGCTTTAGTAAACTTTAGGTAAAAGTAAGAAGTCCCGTTTGATACAACTACATAGCAGTTAGTATCAGCATCGTTATCCTTAACTATACCTACAAACCCAGTGCCTACAGTAGCTGGCGCACCAAAAGAGGTGGTTAGCTCTGCTGCGGTTGGGGTAGTGTCGTTTAAGTTATTTATGGCCATCTTGGTACGAACGCCAGCAGTAGTAGCATCTACTACGGCAGGCTGTACCCCGTCGCATATCTGCACTGCATGCTCAGGTGGCATACCAAGTCCAATAAGATTAGTAACTGTTGGCATAAACCCTCACAAAATTAGGAGGGGGTATTGCTACCCCCTCCAGTTAATTAGTTCACCCTTAGGTGATCTACAGAGCCAAGCTCTACGGCTGCAGCAGGGGTAGTTGAAGCAAGTCCAACACCACCCTTAATCAGCGTAGTTGAAGCATCATCGGCTACACCAGGAGTGCCTGACGAAGTTGTGTTAAGGTTAGCCTTGGCAACAAAACCAGCAGCTACCTTACCTCTAATGCCCTTACCTACGCCACCGCCCATAGGTCCGCCAATCCATACCCAAAGATACTCATTATCAGCAGCAGCTACTTGAGCTACGCCAACCATAAGTGCATTAGACCCAGCATTTGTTGTATGCAACATAGCAGCCTGACCATCAGCCTCGATTTTCACGAAAGCGTACTGGTCAATAGCTCCATCAGCCTGAACAAATACAAAGTCACCCTCTGGGAGAGAGCCTACAGTTCCAACGGTCGCAGGGAGCGAGCCAGTGAAACCATAAGCATCTAAGCCCTGGAATGCCTTCTTATAATTAACACCAAATGATCCTACCTGTGACATATTCCAATCCTCCTATTAAGCGTAAATTACACCCTGGAGAGCCGGAGCAGAGCAGCATAGGTTTCCTTCAACCAAGATTATGGTGAAGAAAGCATCCTGATCCACTGGACGATCCATAGTTGGTGCTAATGGTTTGAAATCAGCTCCACGAACCATGTCAAAAGTCCAATACTTAGTATTGAGCAATCGGCATGAGTTAGTCTCTAGAACTGAAGAGTTAAACCCTCCGTCAAACACAAAGTCGCACCCGTCATAGCTAAGAACACGGAATCCAGCCTCAGCCTTCTTAGTAGGAAGCTGAATGCGTTGAATTGCGGTCATTGAGCTATGGAGGAGCTTCCATGCAGTGCGGTCCATAAGGCCAAGGTCTGGTGCCTCAGAGCCACGGGTTAGGCGGCTGATGACATCAGTTATGGTCTCCTGAACATTTGCTGCTGTGAGGGTTAGGTTTAGTGCGTAGTTTCTAGCGAAACTGTTACTAGTCCTATCAATTCCACCATAAGTGCCGGAAGAAGGGGAGGTCGATACGGCCTTCTTAATGCCGTCAAACTCCATTCCACCGAAGCCAGTACCATCACCACGAAGGGAGGTTGATACTGTGTTCTTTAGGCGCTCGATTGCAGCTTCCATCTTAGCCTCTGCCAAGTCGAGAAGAGCTTGCTCATCTCTGTTGGCGCGCTTTTCGCGTCCGCTCATAGCTACTGGCTCGTAAGCCTGCTTAATCTTAAAGCGAAATGCAGTTAGGTCATCTATGGATGCTAGGTCTAGTGATTGGTAGCCCTGATAGAAACCGCCTACTGCCACGTCATTGTACATAACAGGCTTACGCAGCTCATCGCCACCACCGATTTTCTTAATGCGACCCTTGGACTCAAGAGTAGAAGTTACTGGGTTGTGATGAAGCACAACATCAGCAATTTCATCCGACTGATCCCAAAGGGTTGCAACGATTGACTCTTCTAAATTTGCCATTGTGTTACCCTTTATAAATTAGGATAACCCGTTAGCATTATTCGCCGTGAAAACGACGCCGCAGGTTATCCCCTATTGATTTGGAGTTAAGCCTGGGAGTCCCGCTACCGGCGGAGCCAGATATTGATTTGGCAGCTTGTTTAGCCTTTTGAACCACGGCCTGCTGCTGTTCGATTACCGGCTTTGCGGTCATTCTTTGAACGAGACCGGAGAAAGTCGGATTGCCGTTAACAACGTAGTTATATGCAGTCTCTAGTACTTGCTCAGGGGAGGAATACCGCCCTGTAGCATTTAAAGCCTGAACTACTGGAGCCATTTCAGCTTCTAATTGAGACGCTGTTTCTGGATCCCTAAATAACGGCTTGTTATTCATAAATGATGTTACAACCTGTTGGTTATAATAATCAACAGCCTTTTTTTGTTGCTCTGACTGTATTTTCTGGTAACGCTCCTCTGCAATGCGCTCTGCCTCTTCTCTAGTTAAGTATTGAGGAGTTTGCTGTGGTTGTGCTTGCTGCTTTTGAAGAAGGTCATTTACTGTTAATCCATACGCATCAAGCCAGTCTATAGCGCTACTAATAGGGTCTTTTTGCATGGCCCTATCCCAAGCGATAGCCTGCTTAGTAACGTCATTTATTGACAAACCCTCTCTAGCGTATTCATCTTCATATTGCTTAATAGTCTCGTACAGGCCAGAAGTATGTTTTTTTAGTTGCTCAACTTCTTGCATTTTGCGAGAATAATCAGACCGTGTTTCATAAGCTCTACGGTTTAAATAGGATTGCAAAATATGAGCATTAGCCGCAGTTGGATTCAGAAACGCCTCTTTTTCCGCAGCATTCATATCAGCAGGAGGAGCAAGAGGAGTTGGTGGCTCTACTTTTTCAACCGCTACGGTCTCGCTCTTGGCAGGCTCTGTTGTCTTATCAGTGGTGTTATCACTGCTATTCTCATCGGCAACATTTTTGAATTGCTGTCGTAAAGAGTCTCCTATTGAAAGGTTGGCGGGTTCACGGCTTACGGTTACTTGTGTGTCCGCTGGGGTTGATATTTCTTTATCGTCCATGTCTATACCTATCTATTATTTTGTCGGTTAATTGTTTGGCTAGCCTGCGAGTGGATGCGCCAGATTCTTGATCTGGGATGTACCCCCTATCGTAAGCATCGCCAACTTCAATAGCTCCGGCAGCCTTATATGCCGCCCTAAGCCTTGATTTACTGGTATAGATTTCTTTAGGATTTAATGGATTGCGAGTAGGCTCCATTTCATCTTGAATAAATAAGTCCCTAGCATACCTTTGTCGTTTAACTTCTTCTATTGGGACTACTTTGTCTTGTATTTTGCAGTATTGATATAGTTTGTTTTTCATCAGTCATCCTCCATCATAAGCACCATCATTAGCAATCTGATGCGCCTAAACCGTTCTTGACCTGCTATTTGTTGTGCCCTAATAGCATCTTCTGCTGCTTGTTTTGCTTCTAAAGCTTCCTGTTGTCTACCTAATAGTATTTGCGCTGCTAAGTATTCTTCTAATAATTCTTCTTCTGTTTTACGCTTTTTACGCTTTCTTTTAGAAAGAATATCAGAGGTATCAGTAACGGGGTAGACCCATCCACCTGGTAGGCCATAAATAGCGTGTAGGTAATTTTGAAACCCTGCGTTAGTCACTATTTATTCCTACTATAGGCTGTGCATCTGAATTAGTCGTAACCGTTCTAGTGCCCAACACGGTAGTGTCATCGGACTTGGTTACTGTCAAACTATTGGCACTAACCTGCGTATTATGTACGCCTTGAGCCACCATGCCATACAAACTTCGTAAAGATAATGCATCTCCAGTACCAGAAGCTTCCACGTTAGCAGTGCTACGCCTTAAGACGGTATCTGCAATCTCATTTGCCGTAGGAATACTACCAGATGCGGTAACTACTGTAGCATTAGCAGATTGAATTAGGAGGGCTTGGACTCCGGCTGAGTAGGCGATGGGGTCTCCGCTTGGTCCTCCGATAAGGTTGCCTCCTGCGACTCTGGCGACGTAATTACCTGCTGGAAACTTAAGTTGCCACGCCCCCAGTAGTTCGACGGTGATACCGACTTGGACACCTGGACCAAGATCGTTGAGGCCGCTTCCTTGTCCGATTCTGTCATAAATTATTCCTTCTTCTGACCATTGTGCTAGCTTTATAGCGTCATAAAGTACGTTGCAATCAACATCTACCACCCCAGCATCGACTTCGACCAGGGTAGTTTGAAAGTTGAACGTAAATGGTGCGCTATAATATGGCATTATTACACGTCTGAGTTACGGCTGGCGTTTACGCTCGCTCCAGCACTTGTTACTGATATTGTAGTGGTGAATGGTATGATTGGAGAAACTCCAGAACCATTTCGCACATCAACCCTACAGTTAAAATTACTACTGTAAGTAAACGATGTAGATTCACTAGTGGTTGTTGTAGCTACATCAATATACGGCACAAACACGTCATCTCCTGCAACGATATTTTCCACAAGCGAAGGCGATAGAGTGTTGAAAGTCTTGGTTCCAGCAGTATACGAAGCATAAATATAGCGCTTACCCTTAATACGAATAATTCCGCTAGCTGGTGTGTCTGCCTTAATAGATTCTACTATTTGTAACGACGTAGCGCCAGAACTTGCCGCAACTGGAGTGTACTCATCCTTTAGGATATTGCCAGTTCCATCGTCACGAGCAACGAGAACTCTATCTCCAGATACAAGATTTCCAACTGAGATAGTAGCAAAGGTTGGTGGCACCTGCGTTGTACCGTCGTGGGCTATGAGCTGATACTTGGTCGATTCGGCGACTAGAACGCCAGTTAACCACCAGCCTTGAGCCACGAAAAAGGTACCTCCAGCGAATGTTCCAAATGGAGCGGAAGTAATTTCAGTGTAGGCAGAGTTAAGAACCCTATAGCGCCATCCAGGAATACTATTCAAAGTTGCGGAGCTACTCTCTCTCGTTAAATACTGAAGGTATTGATAAGCCTCTTGTAGTGTGCACCCGCCACTCAGCGCGATAGTACCCTTATATAGCTTTGAACCGTTTCCGTTGCCCAAATCTTGTGTGGTATCTCCAAAGGTAACAGTAACCTTAGAGGATAAGAGCGCTGCCTGTCCTTCGGTTAAAAGGATAGCGGAGTCGAGTGCAGTAGAAAGAGCTGCTGAAGTCTCGCCTCCGGCTGCGAGGTTTACATCAAAGTGCGAATAACTTTGTCCCCATTTGCGCGAAAAAGCGGTGACGTTTCCAGAATCGATAAGCGAGCCACCGGTTTTTACCTTTACTAGAATCTGAATATGGCCATTGCTCCAGAAACTCGTAAGCTTGCTACCGCTCTGTACAACGTAAACAGGCGATGCAGCAACAATACCTCCGATGGTTTTTAAGCCTGAATATTGTACGTTTGCGCTACTTTGCTTGATAGAGCCGAAGTTGATGTACTTGGCTGCATCGTCGTCAATGTTAAAAGCCACCGCTCCCGACGTCAGAAGGTTAAGACGCGAAGCTACGGCAGCATCTCGTGGACCGTCCAGTTTAGAAGGGTTTGGTGCAAGGATATCTAGAAGGTCGTTAGAGGTATACGCCGCATCGTCTGCTAGGTCTTGTAACCAAGCGTGAAGGTCCAGCACCGAATAAACGGTAGTGCCGGAAACGTGCCGGATATCTCCTGTGGCGCTAATGCTAAAATCCGCTGCTATTGGCATAAACTCTCCTTATTCGTCGGAAATCTGATTTGCTGTTTGCGTATTATTACTGTTACTCAAAGTTGTTGTTGTCTTCCACTCTTGATAATAGGGAGAGGTTGTGCCTTTTCTAACTATTATCTCGATTGGAATATCTGAAGTGTGCGTGTAGGTGTAAGTGAAGCTACCCGTAGTTACTACTTGATTGGCAATCACCGCCAGTGTGTCCGTACGTCTTACAAGGATGCGGCTATTGTTTATAATGTTTGAAACCGTAAGCGTGTAGGAAGCCGCTGGGCTGTAGTAAGTCCCGTCATCTGCTTGCATACGAGCAAATCCAGGAATTTCGTTTCCAGACCCATCAACAACACGAACACCTTTTAGCGCTGCGCCAGCGGAGCCGTAAACTGCTCCTCGTGCTGTTTCCCAATTCGTCCCTGCTGGAACTATAGCCTCATGTAAAGCTGCATTGTGCAGCGTGCCAAGTAAATTGTAGGCATTTTGCGCCCGCTGCCACGAAAGATACTGAGCTATCGTAGCTGGAGTAGACCCGTCTGTTACCGTTACTGTTACGCTCCATTGTTTGCTATTCCAAGTAACTGGGCTTGCGCCATGATTGGTAACAGTAATGCCAAGAGAACCTGGATTTGTATCGGTGACTACGGTATCAATTTGCTGAATCGGAATTGTTTGAAAATACTCTGTGAGAGTAATAGCCGTATCAATGCTTTCATATCCAGCTTTGTTAATTCGCAAAGAGCAAGGCACAGAACTGTAATATTCTGGGTGCATCGTAATCGTTCCGCTTCCTTGACGAACCGCCAATAACTCTCCCGTCGAAGTGTTAAACAAAGATGTAAGTGTTGATGACAAGGCTTGCGTTACAATAATTTGTGGATTGCTCCACGGGTATGGATAATTTGCAAGGTCAGTAGCAGTTGTAGTTGCGGCTATGTTTATTCGGTAAATAGCATTGTCACTATTGGCAGTTAGTGTTTTAAATTTGAATCGCAAACGAAACCCATTTTTGTTAAGAGTTTCTGCGCTGAGGTTTGCGCCAGTTAGTGCCTTGTATGTCCCCGTAAACCCTGTGCCATTATCAATATCATAAGTAAATTGTATATTGCCTGTGTTCACGCCTCCAATAGTGGGAGCTGAATTGACAAATCCAGTTAATCCTTTAATTCGATAAGTCCAGGTCGCCGTAATCTCATCATTGAGACTAGGCATGTATAACGCTGAGTGTGTGGCATCAAATGTAGGAGTACCCGCTAAAATTGAATAAACATCAGATTCTATCTCTGTGTTTGGGTCTTTATCACGAGCGATGTAGATTAACGTAATCGAAGTATTGTTTGGTTGATACTCGTTAAACATCGGAATTTCTTTTCCTGATGCACGATTTGTAGTAACTGGATTGTTAGCATACTTTCTTCGTGTAGTTCCCGTTTGATTTCCGTAAAACGGAATACTTCCTGCTATGGATGTTGGAATATAATCTGCGACGTTAATGTTTTTGTTCTGGTAGCCATGAATTGTAAACCACCCAGCCCCAGTTTCTTCGCAATAGATTTTATTTAAGCTACAATTTTTGTTTCCACTTCCTTGCAGCATACTGCGACCACAAAATCTGTCGTATGGTATGGTTAGCGTTCCAAAATTTCTAAAGTGAATATTGTTGTTGTCGCTAAAACCTGCCCAAGCAAAACTGCATGGTCTTGTAATAGCATCGCCTGGATAATATTTTGAGCTTACGTTAGTTACAACACTACCAGCGTTTGCAGTTAAAATTAATTGAGTTGTACTATTGATACTACTAATTCTTCCAAGATACCCTCCGTCCGCTCTAAACAACAAAGATGAAATTGGCGTAGTTGTTGTATTAAAGTTTGTGCCTGTGCCGTTTACTACCGCAGAATTTGCTGTAGTGGTGATAGTTCCGGCAATTGCCGTGGACACATTGTCATTATCAAATCCTGGCACATGCCTAAAATTGTCAAAAATTAAGTTAGAGCAATAGGAAACATTTATCACACTGCCACTTATTGCATGGGTATATCCGCCTGCCGATTCTACGCCTATATTTGAAATATACCCGTTATTGCAATTTGTTAGATTTATTTGAGACGATAAATTGCCAGTTGATATAATTTCGCAATTTGTAATTGTAAGGTTGTCGCAAGAGGTTACAGTTAATGCAGATCCAGACGTTCCAGTATGAAGATATGAATTGGTAATAGTCGTCGAAATGGTTGTTGTTGATATTAATATAATTGGAACATTACAAGTTGTAACTGCATAGAGTTTATTTATTGTAATTTTCTCTGCTGATCCTGAAAATACTGGCGGACAAGCTGAGTCCTGCAAAATCATTGATACGGCGCAATCATTAATTTTCACTTCAAGATACGCTGAAAATAGCCCTGTGGATCCAAGAATAAGCTGCGTAAAAGCGCACTCGCTAAAATCAATGTTAATTGCAGGGTAAGTGTCTGGAAAAACTGTGTGTCCAGAAATCACCTTATTTAATTTAAAGTTTCCTACACTTTTAAAATTGCCACGAGCCTTGTTAGTTCCTGCAAGGTCTGTCCCATTTACCACATTTGGACATCTTACTTTTGCGCCATTTGGAACAGCTCTATTAGTAAAAGTTATTAACCCTGCTGTATTGCAA